GTCTTTCAACATCAAGAATCCCGTGGATGTTCTGGAGAAGAGGGCCGAAGGTCTTCCGATCAGGCATATCACAGATCTTGATATGGACGAGATCACGCTTGTAATGAATAAGATTCCAGTTTACTCCTCCACCTCCATCGAGGTGAGGGCGGACACGAAGGAATCTGTCGAGGAAGTCAGGGCGGATCTGGACGACATCGAATACAGCGAAATTGCTGAACCAGTCGAGCCGGAACCAGAGCCGGAGCCTGAGCCCGAACCGGAACCTATCCCAGAGGTCAAGTATCTGGAAGAGGTACACGAAGTAATTACTACCATGAGAAACTTTATCACTATTCGCAGAGAACGCACGGAATAAGCTCCGTGCATTTTTTATGCCCAAAAACAAGAAAGCGAGGAAATAGATCATGACAAAAGACATGAGAATCAAAGCACTCACTGAGAAGATGAGCGCTGTCGTGGAACAGATGGAATCCATGACTGCTGCCGCGGTAGACGACAACGGCGAGGAGAGAGCCTTCACGGAAGAGGAGCAGGCGTCCTTTGACGAGCTGCAGAAGAAGGCTGAGAACCTGAAAAAAACAATTGAGGCAGAGGAGAGGGCCCGCGATCTGGAGCTCAAACCCGTGCCTGAAAAGAAACCGGAGGAAAAGAAAGAAATGAATGAAGAACTGAGAGCACAGGCAGAGGAAAGAGCTTTTGCTGATTTCCTGCGTGGCATCGTGTCTGAGGAAAGAGGAACTGATTATAACCTGGAAAAAACCGACGGTGAAGCTACCATCCCGACCACGATCGCAAACAAGATCATTAAGAAGGTGTTTGACGTCTGCCCGATCGCCGCTCGTGCGACCCGCTACAACGTGAAAGGCACTCTGCAGATTCCGTACTACCCGAAGGCAGGCGAGGCCAACAAGACCGGTATCTCTGTAGCTTATGCGTCTGAGTTCACTGAACTGGCATCCACGACCGGAAAATTCCAGAGCATCACTCTGCAGGCGTTCCTTGCAGGTGCCCTGACCAAGGTTTCCAAGAGCCTTGTAAACAACAGCCAGTTCGACATCGTTGGCTTTGTAGTCGACGACATGGCCGAAAACATCGCTCGCTGGCTTGAGTATCAGCTCCTGATCGGTGATCACTCCAACAGCCGTATCGACGGTCTGTCTCAGGCGACCAACAGCAAGACCGCTACCGGTGCGACCTATGTTACCGCTGACGACCTGATCGGCCTGCAGTGCGCAGTCAAGGATGTATTCCAGGCAGACGCTTGCTGGATCATGGCTCCGTCCACCAGGGAAGCAATCCGCAAACTGAAAGACAAGGAAGACAGATATCTCCTGAATCCGGACTACAGGGAAGGCTTCGGCTGGACTCTGCTTGGCAAACCGGTATATGTATCCGACAATATGCCGGACTTCACCGCAAGCACCACAGCGATCTACTATGGTGACTTCTCCGGTCTGGCTCTGAAGATCTCCGAGAACATCGACATCGAGGTCCTTCGTGAGAGATTCGCTACCGAGCACGCGATCGGCGTAGTCGGATATCTGGAGTGCGACGCAAAGATTGAAAATGAGCAGAAGATCGCCGTCCTGAAGATGGCAGCTGTGGACCCTTCATAACCTTATCAGCCGATGCTGACATCGACGCAGAAACGGATCTCTACGGAAAATCCGTAACGGATCTGCAGTCGGACATCGTGATCGGTGATGATGCGATCACCGGAACCCTGGCTTATGTATCTGATTACACAGACTTTTCGGAGGATACCGATCTGCAGAAGGGGAATTTCCTCGCACTGCACTTCGGGGCTCCGGAAGGCTATGAGATTACAGTGAGCCTTGGAGATGATCCGATTGAGGTCGATGCAGATGGAATAGTGGTGATGCGGATAGCTGATAAGGATACAGAGGTCATCACAGCAACAGCCGCAAAGGGAGACGATACGCAGACGCTTACGTTCGACCTTAGCGGCCTGACCTGCGAGACGGAAGGAGGCTGACAGCGTGGTAAAACTTGGCGACAAGAAGGCAAAGAAGCCTGCCTCTCCGAAGAAACCCCAGAGGAAAGGGGTGAAGTCCCGTGAAGGTAAGTGAGATCACTGTTCAGGACGTAGCTGATTTTCTGCGACTGGACGAAACTGACACCATCCTTTCGCCGATGATGACTGCCGCAAAACAGTTCATTGTGGACTATACGGGACTGGAAGAGGCGGATCTGGATGATCATGAGGACTTCTACATAGCATTCATGGTGCTTGTGCAGGACATGTATGACAACAGAGCGATGTATGTTGACAAAGACAATGTGAACCGCGTGGTTGACAGCATCCTGTTCAGGCATCGCGCCAACTTCCTGTAAGGAGGTGGATGCTATGTATGTTGATCCAGGCGATCTCAATAAGAAAATCCAGATCATCCAGAAGTCAGACGGTGAGACCTACGATGACGAAGGCCATCTTGTGGAGAATGAAGTTGTCATTCGCACCTGTTGGGCAAAAGTGTCCAACACAAGCGGGACGGAGCTTCTCAAGGCAGGAACGGAACTCTCCCAGGCAAAGAAGCGGTTTTTAGTCAGATACACTGACACCGAAATCACGGCGGCGATGGTCGTGCGGTATAAGGGGACTGACCATGATATCCTGTATGTCAATCCGTATGGAGACAGCAAGGAATATCTCGAAATCTGGACAGATCTGAAAGAGCAGGTGGTCTGACATGGCGAACTTCAACTTTGAGGCAGACGCTTTTGACCTGCTTGATAAGATGTTTCTTCAGCTCGACAACAAGGCTGAAGACATCTGCAAGAAAGCGGTCAACAAGGCGGCTCCGACTCTGGAGAGAAGTATCCGGCGGTCTTTTGAAGCACAGACCGAAGGCGGCACTGGCAACACAGCGAAATCCTTCGCTCCGACTGAAGCAAAAAAGAACAAATACGGAGTTTATTCGGTTGTTCGTCCGGTCGGGAAAAATGCAAAGGGTGTCGATTATGCCAAGATAGCCGCCATCATGGAGTATGGTACGCAACACAGAAGCGGAAAGGCCTTCATGGCTTCTGGCGTCAATTCCGCAAGAGACAAGTGTGAGTCCATCATGCAGGAAGTTTTTTCAGAAGAAATAGACAAGATAGGAGGAGGCTGACATGGCTGACAATGTGAATAAGATCATTATCTCCGCATTGAGGCCGTTCGGCCTTCCGATTGCAGAAAACCTGTACACAGGCACAGGGAAGGAGTATTTCACCTTCAATTATGCGGATGATTCTGTCGGCGATCTCGGAGACGACGAACCGCAGGCATACGTGGCCTATGTGCAGATACATTACTTTTGTCCGCTCAATGCCAGTTACGCAGATATTAAACGGCGGATCCGTGCGGCTCTTGTGTCGGCGGGCTTTTCCGCTCCGTCCGTGACTGATGCGTCAGACCTTGATGAGAGGGTCAGACATCTGGTATTCGAATGTGACATCGAAAATGAGTACGATTTAGAAAGTGAGGAAATAGACAATGGCTAAAACTGGCATTAGATACGCCGTTTTTGCGACCGCTACGGAAGCGAATGATGGTACTATCACTTATTCCGGCGGTAAGAACATCAGCCCTGTGGCTGGTTTCAACGGATCCAGCACTCAGAGCAATGTCAAGGACTACGGCGATGACATTGTGGTTGATACTGATAATACAGTAACTGGCGGAACGCTGACAGTTGAGCTGAACAGAGATGAGGACGAGATCTATACAATGCTCCTCGGACACTCTGCAGCTTCTGGAAGTGACACCGCTATCCAGTACAAAGACACTGATGTAGCTCCCTTTGTTGGCTGTGGTGCAATCGGTAAGTCCGGCACACAGTGGGTTGCGAAGTGGTATACAAAGGTTCAGTTCCATGAGCCGAATGACGACAACAGCACCCGTCAGGAGTCCACAACCTTCAACCATGTCACTCTGGAAGGCGACATCCTCATTCCGGCAAATCACATCTGGAAAGAGCGTGAGACCTTCGAGACAGAAACAGCTGCTAAGACCTGGCTGAAGGGCAAAGCAAATATCACGCCCTAATGAGGTGACTTTATGAGCGATCTTCAGCCGACAGGTGCCCTCCTTACCTTCAACGGTGAGGAGAGACATCTGATCTGGGACTATGGTGTCATTGAGAAAGTGCAGGAGCTGTATGGCGGGCATCCCTTCACGGCTATCATGAAAATCCTCTGGAAAGAGACAGCGGAGGACGGGAAGCCCATTCAGCATTATCAGGCGAAACCCGTGCTTGATTTGATGTTTTTACTGCTCAATAACGAGGTGGAAAGGCAGAAGTATTTCGATGGCAAATCCGACCTGAAAAAGTACACAAGGCCGGAGCTCGGAATGCTGATCAATCGCATGAACGCCGACGATGTGGTGAAAGCACTGATTGACTCCTGGAGAGATTCCATCGGAGTTGAAGAAGATGACGAAGACGAAGAGGAACAGGAAAAAAACGTGAGCCGCGGGTGACAATGGAACCTATCAATGTCGCCCGCGATGTCGTGAGAGGCATGGAGTATCTGCACTGCACTAAGCGGGAGATGCTCCACATGACACCGAGAGAGTTCTATACCTTATGGGTAGAACATCTCGAATTACAAGGTATTAAAGTACAGGCAAGGGTATCAGACATTGACTCCCTGCCTTGACATATTGTTGTGATACACGGACGCGGGAGGCGCACTATGCCCTTTTGCGTCCGTATTTTTGTGCAAATAGGGGGCAGAAATGGCCAACGGAAAAATCAGGGCAACAATCGCCCTCGATGGAGAAAAAGAATATAGGCAGGCCCTGCGGGATTGCAAGAAAGAGACTCAGAACCT